CTTGCGGGAGTTTTCCGTCCCCAGTATTACCTGAAGATTCTTCGGTACATGCAATCCTGATACGATTTTACCTCGTAATGGGATCTTGTGATCAACATGCCATTGAACGCCGGTAGCCTTGGTGCGTGCAGCCGCCGTTTCGTAAAACTGCTCAATCAGCCAAAGGTCTTCTGCCGTCAGCCAAGCGGGGGTGCGTTGAGCCTTATCCAACTGTCGCTTCCTGCACCAAGCAAGTACACGCCCTTTATTCTTTTTCGCCCAAGCCAATTTCTCAGCGTTCCTAGCAATACGATGCTTGTGCGTAGTGGCTTTAGCAGTAGCCTTAATTCTGTTTGGATATTTGTGGCGATACTCATTTTGCGCTTTACGCTTCTTTGCTAACAGACTGGCTCGATTTTTAATTCTGTATGCAGCAAGTTTATTTCGCATACAAATTACGCAAACACGGTTAACTGTTAGCCGTTCAGCAATATGCCCATGACGGCACGGCTCACCCGTAAAATAACGGGTAAGTCCAGAATCTCTCGCCTGCTTGAGAGATATTAATTCCATCAGTACCCACCTAAGAACGACTGTCTAGGTACAAATCTCACGGCGGCTTTTTCTCTGTCTTCGCCAGCCGCTAGATCCCAAGCAGTGTCATATTGCTCTTTTAACACCGCCGTACGGACTTCGGCTCCCGGTATCTTCATCGACAGCATGTAAGCCAGACCCGCCACCATACAGGGCAGGAAGCGGAACGGGATATCCTGACCGTTAGAACCCACACCGGGGTCAAACATCCGCACAAGGCGCGTGTAGACGAGCGTCCAAGTGGTCGTGTTATCAGGCTTCGGCCATACCGTGTACTGCGGGTACACGATGACGTTATCAGCACCCGTGGCTCCAGTACGCCGGTTGATCCAGATCTGGATGGGGCGACCCGTCGCATTCTTGTTCGGGATGGAAAGATACGTGCTGGAGGAGATACGCGAGATGTTGATGTCCTGTTGGTTCGTTCCCGTGCCTGTGCGGATCACATGGTCAAGCAGGTCAACCGTATCGACAGGAAGGTCATACGTGCCTTGGTTGTAGGTTAGGGTTTGCGTACCCGTCTCAAGCGTCCAAAGGTTAATACCCCGGTTCGCCCAGTCCATGAACAACAAGGCAAGGCTGCGCTTGGACGTACGGAAGTCATAACCCGTACGCAACTCAGCCCCACAACGCTCAAAAGCCTCCTCAATGATCGTGTTGAGATCAAGGTTGAAGTCGGTTGTGGCTGTAGTTTTGTCGGCCATTTACATCCCTCGCCGTCTGTACGGCTTCACTTTTTCTTTAACACCCTTGGGCTGCGCGACGAACTGCTTACCTTGGGCTTTCCCTTTACGCTTGGCAGCGGTGGTGCGGGCATACTCAGCAGGGCTGAGAGCCTTGATCGCAGCCTCTGGAAGATACCTTTCACCCGTGTCAGAAGATCGTTTACCACTTTTCGTTCTCCACTTCTGCTGTGTCCAAGCCTTGAGCGATTGCTGCGGGGCTTTCATGACTTATACCCGCCGCCCTTTTCCTTGTACCGCTTAGCCAACAACTGTGCCTTGCGGGCACTCCATTGCCCTGCTGCAGTACCCTGCGTGGCTGAAGCCTTGATTGACTCAAAGAGGCTCTTTCGCATACCGGGCTTGGTGTAGTTACCCGCCTGATTGACCTTGCTCTTTACCTTACCGCCCTCGGCATGGCGGATCGGCTTCCCAGTACCCTCAACGGGCTTGTCGTCCCCACGCCGCTTGGCGCGAGGGACTTTCCTAGGAGCGATCACACCCATGCCTCGGGAAGGCATCATCAGACAAATCGTCCCTTGGTCTTACCCTTTACAGCACAACCGTCAGCACGCTTGGAAGCGGAAGACTTCACCTTGCCGCCTTTCCTCATTTTACCCAATTTTTCTTCTTCCTCTTTTTCTCTTTGTTCTTCTAAATCCAACAAATATTTATTTGGATTTAACGAAGGATTAGAAAAATATCTGGCTGCTACCGGTAATGCCCCTAAAGCGCCCCCTAGAAGAAGTTTTCCCATACTTATGGGCTTATGAAGTTTTGTTTTAGAGGCGGTGTCACCGCCTTCGGCAAATTGCTTCATACCGTAACGCGGGCCAAACTTCTTCAAGCGTTTCATACCATCTTCCCTCGGGTCTTACCACGAACGGCGCAGCCGTCAGCACGCTTAGAAGCCGAGGAGACGGAGCCGCCGGACTTATAACCCTCATCAGCGTAACGCTTCACCTTACCCTTGCGGTACCGGCGCTTCGGGCCACCGACATCGTAGTCAGGCTGTTCAAGAGTTTTGAGGGCTTGAAGATCAGCCTCAACGTCTGCGCTACCGCCCTTAGCCATTAGCACTTACCGCCGTAAGCCATCTTGACCATCGTGCCCTTGGTCTTGCCCTTGCTGGCGATGCCGTCCGCAGCCTTGCGGAACACCGAACCGCCTTCACGCATCTTGACCATTGTGCCCTTGGTCTTGCCCTTGTGGGCCTTACCGTCAGCAGCCTTGCGGTAGGAGCCAGCCATGCCGCCCTTACGCATCATGGCCTGAGTACCACCGGCTGCGCCCATGCCACCAGCAGGAGCAGCAGCGCCGCCCATCGGAGCGGCAGGACGCGGAGCAGGAGGGGCAGAACGGGCTGCACGCTGCGCTGCAGCACGAGACTCAACCGAGTTAGCCTTGCGGAAAGCCGCCTCACGAGCCTTTGTTGCAGCCTGCTTAGCCTGCAAATCCGCATAGGACAGGCGTCCACCCTCAGCAAACTTCGGCATCTTCTTGCCTTCCATCTCAGCCTCTTCGTGCTTGATCATGGACTTCGGAGCGCCTTTCTTTTTCATGAACGACACTTCCTTCTTCATCATACCTTTTGACTCACGCATTTCAGGTCTCCCATTTTTGATGCTGCCGCCACGGCGCATACCTTCTTTTGAATCTTCAAGAGCATCAAGCCGCTTACGGGCTTCGGCTCTATCAACACCCATGTCGCGCATCACGCGCTCTTCTGCACGACGCCCGAAGATATCGGTGAGTTTGCTAAGCGGAGAGAACACACGCTGGGCATAGGTAGAAGTTGGGTCGTCGTAGCGACCCGACCCCACTTTAGCAGACGCATGTTTGCTGCCACGACCACCGGAACGCGGGGAACTATCAGAAGAAGTTTTAACTGAGGTCTCAGTCTTTGTAACCTTAACTTCAGAAGGAGCAGGAATAGAAGACTTCTTCTCCGCGTACTCCTTCTTGTACTTCTTACCATTCCATTCAAAAACGGAACCGTCTTTAGCCGACTTAAAAGCCTGCTTGAAACTCATTCCGTCGCTGCCGTCGCTACCGCCACGGCGCGTGGACATCTTCATACCTTCGCCAGTGTCCTCACCCGAGTAACTCGTTGGGCCACCTGCAACAAACTTTCTACTTTTATCTGCTTTCATATAGTCTTCTCCTACAGATTGAGGGATGCCCAGACGTTTGGCTGCTTTGGGGTCGTTAGCAACCATTGCCATCAGATTATGCTGGGCTTTAGATTTACTCGGCATCTCAGCAGTTCCAAGCCCTCAAGGACTTGTTGATCCGGCTATTCGGGTCGTTCGCCGTCTTGGCACTCGTCAGTTTCTTCTTCATACCCGACATACGGGCACAGAACGACTTCTTACGGGCACCACCCTCGGGTTGAGGGCGCTTCAGACCCGGCTTACCCGGATTGGCTTTGTTGTAAGACGCCCTGCCTTTGGCGTTCAAGCCGCCAGCGGGGTTTTTGCCTTCCTTACGCTGCCAAGCCGGTGACTTAGCCATAGATCACCATCGTTGAAACGACGGCTGACGGCACGATGTAGACGCTCGTTTGGAAGAGCAATCCTTCACCCGGCATCAGGATGTAGTCTGGTGCAGTGGAACTACCCTTGGTATTCACCACAATTTTGGTCGGGCCACTAGCCCCGCCGTCACGAAACGTAACCGTACCTGCACCCGAATCAGGGACAATGTAGATCGCTTTGACGCGACTACGCCCGATAACGAGGCTATTCTGATCCAACAAATCGCCAGCGTCCGTACGGACTTTACTGGCTAGAACATCTGTTTGCATACCCATTCTCCGTCTCCTGTAATGGATGAAGGGGGCTTACGCCCCCCACGAAATCTTACGGGACGAGAGAACCGGAATACGACCGGCCTGAACCGACACCGTGCCCGACACCGAACCGGTCGTCAGTTTGGTGCTACCAATCGTCAGGGTCGTGCAGACCAGATTGGTGATCGTGGCAGAAGCGGAGTCGATAGCGCCGATAAAACCATTGTCGGAAGCCACCGGGCCGGAGAACGTAGTACGTGCCATTTCAAATACCTCACATGCGAGTTGTGCTTACCAGTCTGCATGTCGTCAGTCGGGTCTGTCTGGTAAGCAAAATTTTTCCCGATAGACCCTATATACGCCTAGAAACCTAAAAAGGAAAGGGGGGCCGAAGCCCCCCTCCCCAGTCTCATCAGGACGCGCCCGGCGAACCGAACATGCCCAGCGGATCAGACCATCCGAACGAGTAACGCTCGCGGCTCTTATACCGCACGTTACCCGTATCGAAGTCTCCGTCCATGCTGTTTTGCAGCGGGGTACGAACGAAGTGCTTCATGCCGTTCGGAACGTCGGTCGTCAAGAACCAAGCGTTCGTGTCGGTCAGGAAGTGGTTCACCGTGTAGCCACCGGGAATCGACCCCATCGCCTTGAGAGCGTTGATGTCGTTGTCCGCAGTTGCCACGCGGAGTTCCGTATCGAGGAGACGCTTGGCGGTAAACATCAACGCCGGGGGGACGATGAGTTTGCCGGGCTTCGCCGCGATCAGGAGTCCACGTTCGTCAGTCCAACCAGCGATCTGAATGACAGCCGCCTCAAGCGAAGTCTCGTTGAGGTCAGAAGCCGTCAGACGGTTGCTGTTGGTGCCACCCGAAACAAGCGGGTGATCCGCCGCGAACAGAGCCTTGCCGTCACCACCAACGTAGGACGACGAGAACCCGTTGTTCAGGACAGATGCCGCCTTGACCTGCTTCGTGTACGCCATCGCTCGGGCGAGCGCCTTGGTGTATCGCTTGGACAGCGAATCGTACAGGTTGTCTTCAACCGCCTCTTCCGTGATGGAGAAGCCGAGAGCAATGGTCTCGTGGCTGTAGCGAGCAGTCCACGCTTCCTGTGCGTTGTCATACGCAATCGCAGCGCCTTCGGCCTTAACCGGGGCAGCGCTGAAACCAGAAAGTTTGGTCTCCTCTTCAAACGAGCGCTCGGAGGTCTCAGTCTCGTAGATCTCCTTGTGCTCTTCTTGGTAGGTCTTGTACTCAAGGCCAAACAGGGCGTTCAAACCCGGAAGGAGTTCCTTGAGCAGTTGTGCGCGTGAAATAGCCATGTCTTAGAACTCCCTTATTAAACGCCGACGGGGCAGTTGTAAGCGTGACCACCAACAATCAACGAAACGCTCGTGAGGTACGGTGCATTGAACTTCACGATAACTTCGGGATAGTAGGTAGTGCCGCCAGAAACAAACGCCGTGTCTTCAACCACATCGACGATACGCATCGGCAGAGACCGGGTGGTCGCAACCGAAGACAGCAGGAGACCCCGCTGCGAGTCGTTCGTCGTCGTGTTCAGCGACTCGTCAACCAGTGCAACGTTGGCACCGATATCCTCGTACGTGAACCCGCTAGTGGTCGAAACGTTCAGGGACGCCGAAACGCCCACAGCCTTGAACAGGGTGTTCGGATCATCAGCCACATACGCCGTAACGTACGTGCCGGACTTCACCGAAGTGCCCGAAATCCAAGCCTGCGAGTAGGTCGGCTGACCCGTCACGCTGGAGACAAACGAACAGCCCAAGAACACACCGGCAAAGCCAGCGTCCGGGGGCGTCGTCGTCGAGGTGGAGACAGAGATGGTGCCGCTTGAGGTCAACTGAACCGGATCGCCGTAGCCAATGCTCGCAGCACTGGACGCAATACGACGCTGGCGCGTGGCCCCGGCAAACACCTGCCCGCCGATCAGGTTGATCGGCTTCAAGCCATACGGCTTGTCAACAGTAGGATATGCCATTAGTTACTCCAAAAAAGAAGTTATTTGCCTTTGCCAAACGAGACCGTAGTCTTCTTCTCACTGAAGAGGGGCATACGCTCATCGTTCAGCCTCATAAAGTTGTTGTCCACAGACTGCAACTGAGCCTTTGCCTGCTGCGCGTAGTAATTATCACGCTGCTGCATTAGTTCAGCCGGAGCCTTACACAACAACAAACCACCGATCTCAATGTTGTCTTTGAAACGTCCATTAGGATCGGCTTGCATCATCAATTTAGGCTGTTCAGAAGCCTTTACAGGCTCCCAACCTTCCCGAAACTTTGCAGACGTATTAGAGGGATCGGCCTGACCCATAATACTAGTCCGTATCCAGCGGAAGACCCAACCATC